GATCGGGCCCTACCTGCATGCGCCAACAGCCGCCCAGTTGCGTAGCGCCGCTACCATCAGACCATGAACACCGGTAACGAGCCACCCGTACCGGCCGAGCCCGAGCCGCCCGACCCGGACACACCCCACGCCCGCCAGCGCGACGGGCGCGGCCGCTTCACCCGCAGCATCAAAACCGCCCGCCGCGACGCCGCAGCCGCCGACTACCTCGCCGAACACCCCGGCACCACCTACCGCCAACTCGCCCAACTCTTCGGCTACTACGACCACAAAGACGCCCGCATCGGCATCGAACAAGCCAAGGCTGATGTCGCGAGGCCGGCCGTCACCAAGCTCATCGCCGACGAATCCCAGGAACTCGACGCCCTGTACACCGAGGCCGTCGCCATCCTCCAGCGCCATCACGTCACCGTCTCCCACGGACGAGTCATCACCTGGCTCAACCCCGAGACCGGGCAGGAAGAGCCGCTCGCTGACGACGGCCCCAGGTTGCAGGCGATCCGCGTCGCCCTCGACGTGCGCAAGGCGTACCAAGACCTCCACGGACTGAAGCAGCCCGCGAGACTCAGCATCGACGCGCAGCAACTCGGCGACGAGATCAACGCCCTCCTCAACCGGGCCGCCGATGACGACAGCACCTGACGTCGAACGGATCCGCGCGCAGATCGGGCAGCTCGTCCGCGCCGGCGACACCCGCCAACTGAAGATCCTCCGCGACCAGATCAAGACCATCGTGGATCACAAGGCGCTGGCCGGGCGGACGGAGAAGTACGGGGCGCACCCGGTCCGTTGGGTCGAGGAGCGCCTGAACCAGACGGTGTGGTCGAAGCAGCGGGAGATCCTCAACGCGGTCCGCGACCACCGCCGCGTAGCGGTCCGCTCCGGGCACGGGGTGGGGAAGTCGTGGACGGCGGCGCTCATCGCGTGCTGGTGGCTGGACACCCACCCGCCCGGCGAGGCGTTCGTGGTGTCCACCGCGCCGACGTTCTCGCAGGTGCGGGCGATCCTGTGGCGGTACATCCGCAAGCATCACCGCGCCGGGCAGTTGGCCGGCCGCGTCAATCAGACCGAGTGGCTCATCGACGACGAACTCGTCGGCTACGGACGCAAGCCCGCAGACACCGACACCGACGGGTTCCAGGGCATCCACGCCCGCTACGTCCTCGTCGTCCTCGACGAAGCGTGCGGCATCCCCGAGCAGCTGTGGACCGCAGCCGACGCGCTCGCAACCGGCCCGGACTGCCGCATCGTCGCCATCGGCAACCCGGACAACCCAGCCTCCCACTTCCGCAGGGTGTGCACCCCCGGCTCGGGCTGGCATCAGATGGCCATCTCCGCCTTCGACTCCCCGAACCTCACCGGCGAGAACGTCCCCGCCGACATGGCCGCAGCCCTCGTCGGCCGCGAGTGGGTCGAGGAGAAGGCCCGCGAGTGGGGCGAAGAGAACCCCGTCTACCGATCCAAGGTCCTCGGCGAGTTCTCCGAGGACGGACCCAACCAGGTCGTCCGCGGATCCGACATCGCCCGCTGCCGCCTCGCCTGGGACACCCGCCCACCGGCCGACCGCTTCCTGCCCGTCGAGCTCGGCGTCGACGTCGGCGGCGGCGGGGACGAGACGGTGATCCGGGAGCGGCGCGGGTTCTGGGCTGGCAAGGAGTGGCGGGCGCACACGGACCGGCCCGAGCAGATTGCCCCGCTGGTGATGCAGGCGATCCGCGAGTCGGGCGCAGCGACGGTGAAGGTCGACAGCATCGGTATCGGGTTCGGTGTGATCGGCGAGCTCCGCAACGCGAAGAACCGCGGCGAGCACAACGCGCACGTCATCGGGGTGAACGTGTCATCCGCGGCGTCGCAGCCGGACAAGTTCATGAACCTGCGCGCCGAACTCTGGTGGGAGCTCGGGCGCGGCCTGTCGGAGTCGGGCGGCTGGGACCTGGCCGGGATGGACAACGCGGACACGACGGTCGCTCAACTCCTGGAACCCAGGTGGGACGTGGACCCGAAGGGGCGGATCCGGGTGGAGCCGAAGGACGAGATCAGGAAGCGGCTCGGCAGGAGCCCGGACAACGCGGATGCCTTGTTGCTCGCGTTCTACAGCGCGGGCCGGCCGCGGATCAGGTGGGTGGGATGAGCAGTAGCTTTGTCGGTGTTCTACAACAGGCGACGCGGCGACGCAGCAAGGGGCGAACGGTGACAAACCAGCATAGCCGCAGGTGGATGCAAGGATTGAATAAGGCTATGCCGGTCCTACTTGACACGACTGGGACTATGCTGTTGTCGGGTTCAGTCATGTTGGTGAATGTGGCGGCTGGTGTCGCGGTCACCGGCGCGGCCCTGATGTTCCTGAACTACCGGTTCTACGGGCGGCGGCAGCAGCCCTAGCGCGAGAGGGGGCGGGCGTTGGCCAGAACGATCGTCGGCGACATCGCCCAAGGCCTCCGCTCCATCACCAACCGCTCCCCGATCGCCCTCGCCCCATCCGGTGGGCGCAGCGGCCTCGTCTCCAGCATCATCCGACCCGCCGGCCAAGAAGCGCAGATGCGGGCCATGGGCACCGTGGGCACGCTGTTCGCGATCGTCGAGCGGATCACCACCGCGTACAGCCAGGTCGAGTGGCACCTGTACCGCAGCGCCAAGTCCGGCCGCCCTGAAGACCGGGTCGAGGTCACCTCCCACGCGGCGCTCGATCTGTGGAACCAGCCCAACAACTTCATGACCGGGCCGCAGTGGCGTGAAGCAACACAGCAGCATGAGGAACTCACCGGCGAGCAGTGGTGGATCATCTCCCGCGACGAGCGGAGCAGCCTCCCGCTGGAGCTGTGGTTCGCCCGCCCCGACCGGATGACCCCGATCCCTGACCGCGAGACGTTCCTGTCCGGGTACGTGTACTCCTCCCCGACTGGGGAGCAGGTCCCCCTCGGTGTCGACGACGTCATCATGCTCCGCCGGCCGAATCCTCTGGATCCGTACCGGGGTTGGGGTCCGGTGCAGACGCTGCTCGCCGACCTCGACTCCTCGCGCTCCGCCGCTGAGTGGAACGCGAACTTCTTCCGCAACAGCGCGCAGCCCGGCGGGCTCGTCGAGATCCCCGGCAGCCTGGACGACGCCGAGTTCAACGAGTTCCGTGACCGGTGGGCGGAGCAGCACCGCGGCGTCGGCAACGCGCACAAGGTCGCCATCCTTGAGCACGGCCTCAAGTGGGTCGACCGCTCGTACTCGATGGCGGACATGCAGTTCGCGGAGCTCCGCAGTGTCAGCCGCGAGATCATCCGTGAGGCGTTCGCGTTTCCGAAGCCGATGCTCGGCACCGTCGACGACGCCAACAGAGCCAACATGGAGGCGGCCAACGACATGTTGGCGCGCTGGCTCATCCGCCCCCGGCTGCGCCGTATCCAGGAAGTACTCAACACCCGCCTGCTGCCCATGTACGGGGCGATGGGCAAGGGGCTGGAGTTCGACTTCGAGGACCCGGTCACCGGCGACGTCGAGCTGGAGTCCAAGCAGCTCACTGCGATGGCGCAGGCCGCGCAGGCTCTCGTCTCCGCAGGCTACGACCAGCAGAGCGTCGCCTCCGCTGTCGGCCTGCCCGAGATGAACTTCCGCGACCCGCGCGAGCAGCTCCTCGTCGACATCGTCCGCGGCGCCCCTTCGACTGCTCCTCTGATTCTGCCGATGCTCGGCTTCGACATCCCGGCTGGCGCGCTGGCCCCCGGGCCTGCCGCTTCGTGGGCCGACACGGTGGCGGGGCTGCTCGGTGAGGACGTCGAGAACGCGATGCGGTGGGAAGCCATCGCGGAGATCGACGACAACACGTGCAAGCCGTGCGCCGACAACGACGGCACGGTCTACCGGAATCGGGCCGACGCCTGGAAGGACTACCCGGGCGGGTCCGGCTACGTGAAGTGCATCGGCACGCAGAACGGTAACGACTGCCGCTGCAAGGTGATCAAGCGACGGAAGACCAAGGAGGACGACTGATGCCGTTCGACCCGTCGAAGTTCCGGGCGCGGCTGGCGTCCGAGAAGAAGTGGTACAGCATCAGCAACCTCGTCGGCGGCGAGGTCGACGTGATGCTGTACGGAGAGATCGGGTGGCTCGGCACCACGGCTGATGAGTTCGTCCGTGACATCCGGAGCCTCAACGCCTCGCAGATCAACCTGCACCTGTCGAGCCCTGGCGGTTCTGTTTTCGACGGGATCGCGATCATGAATGCGCTGCGGGCGCACCAGGCCGACGTCACGGTCTACGTCGACTCCCTTGCCGCGTCCATCGCATCCGTCATCGCCATGGCCGGCGACCGGGTGGTGGCTATGCCTGCCTCCGAGTTCATGATCCACGAAGCCAGCGGTCTGACCGTCGGCAACGCGGACGACATGCGGGAGATGGCCGACCTCCTCGACCGGCAGTCCGACAAGATCGCAGCGATCTACGCCGAACGCGCGGGCGGGGACGTCGAGGCCTGGCGCGCGGCCATGAAGCAAGAGACCTGGTACAGCGCCGAGGAAGCCGTCGCGGCCGGGCTCGCCGACGAGGTTGCCGAGCTGCCCCGCAAGGGCGCCGGCACCCGGCAGGAAGAGGCCGTGGCCGCCCGCGCGGGATGGGATCTGTCGGTGTTCCAGTACGCCGGTCGCGAGCAGGCGCCCGCCCCGGTGTTGGCTGCCAAGGCCGAGGAGTCGACGCCGGAGCAGCCGGCCGAGGAGCCCGTCACTCTCACCTTCACGATCGGCGCCGGGGTGGACGAGCAGGTCCTCGAAGCACTCCGCGCCATGGCCGAGGGGCGCACCGCCCCGGAGCCCGTGGCCGTCGCCGAGTCCGCGGTCGAGCCGGAGGTCCCGGCTACCCCCGACCCCGCAGCGGTCGCCGAACCCCTCGAACCAGAACCGGCACCTGAACCAGTGGACGAATGGGCGGCCGCGATCGCTGGCCTCGTCCAGCCCCAACCCGACCCGTGGACGGCAGCGTTCGCCCACCTCACCACTAACGCGTCGGCGGCCCGCTCGGCGACGGAAGCAGCCTGAAGGAGGCAGCAGTGGCAACACACCCGATCCCGAGCACCAACGCCGAGCTGGAAGAGATGCTCGCCGACCCGGCGAAGGCGGCGGTCATCGCCGAGTCGCCGAAGGCTCTCGCGGACTTCATCCAGGACTACGCCAACAAGCAGCAGGGCGACGGCACCGAGCTGAAGCGCCTCGTCGCCGAGGAGACGCAGCGGGTCACCGCCGAGATGCTCCGCGACGTGGGCGGCAAGGGCGGGAAGGATGAGGTCAAGCGCCTCAACCTCGACCCGCAGGCCCGCCGCGGCAACGGGAACATGCTGACGTCGCATCGTCAGGGCACGGCGCACAACCCGGAGGCCCCGGGCGCTGTCCTCGACACGACGTTCGCGAACAACATCGACTACGTGCGCACTATCTGGCACAAGTCCCCTGAGGCGTCGGTCGCGGAGAAGCTGACCGTGCTGCGGAACGCGGCCTCGTCGGTGTCCCCGTCCGACGGCGGGTTCCTCGTCCCCGAGGTGCTGCGCTCGCAGCTCCTTCAGATCGCGCTGGAGATGTCCGTCGTCCGGCCGCTCGCGACTGTCGTCCCCATGGACAGTGCGCGGGTTCCGTTCCCGATGATCGACTCGACGACGAACAACGGCAGCGTGTTCGGCGGCATGGTCGCCTACTGGGGCGAGGAAGGCGCAGCTCTCACCGACGCGAACCCGAAGTTCGGCCGGGCCGAGCTCGACGCGAAGAAGCTCACCGGTCTCAGCGCCGTCCCGAACGAGCTGCTCCAGGACTCCATCGTCTCCTTCTCCGCGCTCATCGAGTCGCTGTGGCCCAAGGCCCTCGCGTTCGAGGAGGACGCCAAGTTCATGGCGGGCAGCGGTGTCGGTGAGCCGCTCGGGTTCATGGGCGCCGGCAACACCTCGGCCATCCCCGTCGCCGCAGAGGCGGGGCAGGCCGCGGACACGATCGTCTACGAGAACATCGTGAAGATGTACAGCCGGATGCTCCCGAGCAGCCTGCCCAACGCGGTGTGGATCTGCTCCCCGGACGCGATCCCCGAGCTCCTCACCATGGCCCTCAGCGTCGGCACCGGCGGCAACGCGGTGTTCGTCGTCAACGCGACGGGTCCGGCCCCGATGTCCATCTTCGGACGGCCGCTGATCATCTCAGAGAAGGCGGGCGCGCTCGGCGACCGCGGCGACATCAGCTTCGTCGACCTGTCGTACTACCTCGTCGGCGACCGGCAGACCATGACTGCGGACTCCTCGACGGACTACGCGTTCGGCTCGGACAAGACCACGTTCCGGATCATCCAGCGCGTCGACGGCCGCCCGTGGCT